TATCTTGACTAACTCTGTTGATGCAGAGTATACTGTGGCTATAAAGTGGCTTAAGTTTTTGGGTTTTACTTTTATTAACAAACATAACCAATGGGGTAAACCCTTTTTAGAATTTGTAAGGATATAACATGGCAGGATTACCTCCACAGGCATATTTGCAGATGGCTCAAGTAGGCTTTGAGTTGCTTAATAAAAACAATGAAGCAAAAGCACAAGAAGCTAGGTATCAACAGAACAGAATTAATGCAGTAGCTGCACGTGACTTAAAGATACAAGCACTTAACACAAGAGCTATACAAGAAGTAGAAGCAGTAGCAGAAGATAAAATGGCTCTAGCTATTAAAGCTTTAGAGACAAAAGAAAGCCAAAAAGTGGCTGCAGGTGAAGCAGGAGTATCTGGTAAATCAGTTAAACAACAGATAGATTTAACAGAAGCTAGAAAACTTAGAGGTATGGACAAGTATAATGCTAATATTGAAAACATTCTTACACAAATTGAACTAGAAAAAACAGGTCTTAATGCAGAAGCTTTAAATAGTATTAATGCTTTACAAAGAGGAGTACAACCTAGTTTAGGTGCTGCTATAGTAAAAGGAGCATCAGCTGCAGCTACAGCTTCAGTTAAATATGGTGATGGTAAGTTATTTGGTATGGATTTATTAGCTAATAAAAATGTAACAAACTTAGTAGAAAAAGGAACGTATGGTGACCTTATAACTCCTTTAATAAAAGCACCTCCTTTCAGTATAACATCCACATAATTTATGAGGTATTAAATGGCAAAGAGAACTCCAGTAAGTGGTTTAGATATTAGTGGAATTTCTACTAAACCTGTAGCAAGACCAGTAGATACTTATGTACGTCCTGCAAAAATTCAAACACAACCTTCTCCTTTAAGTCAGTTTGTAGATGCTATAGCTCCAGCAGTAAAAGCTGTAGAAGATAAAAACTTAGAGACCAGATTAAAACGTGAAAGAGAAATAGAAAACTTTAGATTAAAATCTAAGTATGCACAGATGGAAACAAATGCATATGAATTAAACCTAAGTGTGGAAAACGATTTTAAAGTAAATGAAAAGACTTATGTTAAAGATTATACTAGTACTTCTTATTTAGAGCCAATTAAAAAACATCAATATAATTATCTAGAAACTTTAAAAAATCAAGGTACTGATGAACTTGTTATAGAAGCTGCTCAATTAACATTTGATAAACATAATGTTAAATATGTAGCTGACTTTAATGCTGCAAAAGCTAAGTATAATACTGACTTACTTAACAACAATAATATGGATACCCATACACAAACAATGTTAAGTACTGGGCAAACAAAAGAAGAAAAAATAAAGAATCATCAAAATATTATAACGCAGTTTGCAGAAGCTAATCCTTTACCTAATGGTAAGCCTGATTTTAAAAGAGCAATAGATAATGCTTATAATCTTTTAAAAAGTCAACCTACGTATGATAATACTTTGTGGGATGCTTTATCCACAATGAAGTCTAAAGATGGTAAAAAATTACCAGTTATGTACACAGCAGAAAAACGTAAAGACACTGCTGTAATGGAAAAAGCAAGAGATACACAAATACAAAAGAACCAACTTAACAAAGTTAAAACGGAAACTCTTGCAATTAAAATTACTGATGCTATAAATAATGGTACACGTATAGATAATATAACATATAGAAACCCTAAAACAAACTTTAACGTAGCTTTTACTACAGCTGAGAAAGATCAATATGTTACTGCTTTAATACAAAGACCTGAGTTTCAAAGTAAAACTTCTAGAGCTAAGTTATTTGCTCAAATTGGACATGTACCTGCAAATATAACAGCAGAATTAAAAAAGGGTATTCAATATATAGACGGAACTACTGTTGCTACTTCAGATGACGATAATGCTCTTATAGAACAAAGTTATTTAATTTGGGAGTCTTTAAAAAACGCAAACAATAACATGACTAAACTTATTGGTGATGATGCACATAAATTGTTTTTAGCTATGGAAACAAATATTAGAGAACAAGCAACCACTGGCACATACCAACCTGAAACTATGATGACTTTAGATGCAGAAGGTAGTGATCCAGAAGTAGCTCTTACTCCAAGACAACCTATTAATTATAATAATGCTGCTAATGTAATTAGTAAGATAGATATTAAAAACTATAAAAAATCTGATTCTTTAAAAAAGCTACTAGCTACTAAAGTAAATAGGAACAATCTTCTTCAAAGGCTTTTTGGAGGAGCAGACTTATCTGAAGTTACTAATGCTGCTTCAATCTTACCAGATATTACAGAACGTGCTCACTACATTCAAATGAGTGATCCAAGCTTAAGTGAAGAAGAAGTAGTAGAAAAGGCAATAACAAGTGCTGAAGCAGATTACACTATAATAAAATCAGGTGCTGGTAAGAACTATGCTTTTAAACATTTAAATACTGATGTAGGTTCTCCCTTAAAACCTGAAGTTGTTTTACCAGAGTTTAATAAAGTATTGCTTGAGTCTAAAGTAGTAAGACAATACGTGAAACAAACTTTTCCTAACCTTAATGAAGATGATCTTAAAAGTATAGATGTTGCTATTGAACCTTTAGGTAAAGACCCTAATCAAGTAAGTATTAACTTATATAATATAGCTAAAGGTAGAGAATTTATAGGTATGTTTAGAGTTCCTTACAGTAAAAGTAAAATATTAAGTAAGAAAGGTCAGAAAGTTGTATTACAGGAGTTTGCTAATACTTTGACAAAAGAAATTGTACCAGAAGGTTCAACTAGTTATTCTACAACAACAGCCCCTAAAACAGATTTTATAGAAGTAGGTACATTTACAAAGCCAAGTAGTGAAGACTATGATACTATAACAACTGAAATGGGTACACTTAAACGTTCAGACCTTAATACTAGTGTAGGATCAGTTATTAAATATGTACTAAATTCATTTGGTGATCCTATGGTTCAAAACTCAGAAGCAATAGGAGCTTTATCAACAAGGTTAGGTAAATCTTTAACTGACCCTATTTTTAATCTTATAGCAGATGAAATAAAAAAAGCAAAAGACTTTGAGGGTTTTGGTGCTGATGATGTTATAACTGAAATGGGTACAATTAAAAGTACGGATAAGGATAAACAATCTTCTTTATTAGATGATGTTGTAAATACTGCAAGTAATATTGTAGATCAAATTAAGCCTATTAGTACAGCTAGTGCAGATAGTACTCTAGATAATACAAAAGTAAGTAACCAACCAACAGGAGATCAAGTGATTATAGAAGGTAATACTACAGAAGAAAAAACAGCTAACATGATAGCAACTCAAGAAGGTTTCTCTAGCACACCTTATGCAGATGGTAAAGATAAGTCAGTAGGCTTTGGTTTCTATTTACCTGCTTTAGAGGCTGATGAGAAAGCTTTGATTAAAGATGTTAACAATGTTACAAAAGAAGAAGGTGTAGCAGTACTAAAATTAAAAGTACAGAAGATTGGTAACTATCTAGAAAAAGAAATGCAAGGTTTTAGAAATTTACCAGAGGAAGCACAGACAGCTATCATTAGTATGGGCTACCAGTTAGGTGTAACTAACCTTCCAAAAACTTGGAAAAAATTTACAGCAGCTATTAAAGAAGCAGGTCAGTATGAAGAAGGGTCTACTGAACAAGCTGAAGCTTTAGCTAAAGCTAAGTTTGAAATGCTATATAGTAAGACTAAAGATGGTAAAACTGTCTTAAATAAATGGGCTAAACAAACCAAAGAACGTGCTTTTGAAATGGCTAATGCTGTAAGTGATGCTAACCTTTCAGTATAAAGGTACATAATTAAAAAAGGAAATGTAAATGTCAACAGTAACCTTAGATGAAATGTTAAAGACACTAGAGGCTGATGATACTAAAATACCTCTATCACAGACTGTGTCTGAATCTGCTCTTTTTGATTCTCAGATGAAAGAAGATAGTGAGAAATCAGACAGAAGTTTTTTTGAAAGTGCTGGTACAGCTTATAGTGAAAACTTATCTATAAAAGCTTTGGGAGACAGTATTGATAAAGCAACTACTGTTGACATTGGTGCACCTATTACCAACTTTACTCCTGAGTTAATTAAAACTTTAACAGAAGGTTTACCTATAGAAGCAGCTAAAGAAATATTAGAAGATGCTAAAGATAATGGTTTTCAAACAGCTATGAAGCAGAGAGAGTTTGCTTTAAAAACGTTAGATAATCGTAAAAGACTAGAAGCTGATGGTTTTACAGGTATAGCAGCTAATGCTTTTTCTGTGATGTTTGATCCTTTTGAATGGTCTGCTATATTAGGTCTTACTGCTGCTGCAACTACTGCTGGAACTCCTGTAAGTGGTGCAGCTGCTCTTACTGCAGGTACTATTAAACAAGCTTACAACGTTAAGAGAGCCTTTAAGGTAGGTGCTCTAGCTACAGCAGCAGAGAGTGCAGCTTTTGAAGGTATTAGAGCTAATGTTAAGTATGATATTGATGCTAATGATGTGTTTATTGCTGGAGGAGTAGGTGCTCTATTAGGTGGTAGTTTAAATGCAGGTAGAATAGCCTTCCAAAAAGCAGGGCAACGTTCTAAAATTGCACAGAAAGTTGTAATGGGTAAAGAACTTACACCTTCTGAAAAACTATTTCACGATCAGTTTAACGTAGATGCTTTAGCTGAAAAGATTATAGCAAGAGAACTAACAGGTGAAGCTTTTCTTGAGTCTACAAAAGGTGGACAACAGGTTAAAAGTTTTACTAAACTAAAAAATGAAGACGTAGCTACATTACCTCAACAAGCTGGATGGAGTATGTTTGGTTTACGTGAGTTAATTTCTACTACTGCTAGAATGGGAGCTTCAAATATAGCTTGGGCTAGATATACTGGCAGAGCTTTAGGAGGCAACTTTACTGGATATGAAGGTGGAAAGTTAGCTACTAATGTATCTGCTTCAGAGATTGCTGAATCTTTACAAGGTGTATTTCGTGATCGTTTAGCAACCCTCTTACCAAAAGCTCAAGCAAGGTTTGTTAAAGAAACAGGAACAAGTGTTGCAGAGTTTAATAGGGCTGTATCACGTTATGTGAGAGGAATAGATAGACAGAACGTAACTGATGATATAAAAATAGTAGCTGAAGAGATTAGTAGGGTACAAAACAGATTAGCAGAGTTAGCTGCTGAAGCTGATGTATCAGGTTTTACTAAGAAGTTATTAGGAAAAAATCCTTTTTACATGTCTCGTATCTTTGATAATGATAGAATTGCACAAATAAAAGCAAGGTATGGAGACAAGGCTAATGAATATTTAGATGAATTAATTGAGACAGCTATACGTAGAGAGCAGTTAAATATAGAAGATCAAGTAACAAAGATGTTAACTAAAAAAGGTAAAGTAGCAGACATTGATACAGTAGGTAATTATATAAACAAGATTGCAGTAGCTTATAGAAAAGGTATAACATCTTCTAAAATTGCAAAAAGAGATATACCTGATTCTAGTGAAATGACTTTAGAAGATTTAGGTGATATGCTTAAAGCAGAAGGATTTGAATTAGATGAGATAGATGTTGTTACAGAAATACTTACATTGTCTAACATACCTAGGTCACATAAACGAGCTAGAAATCGTATGGTTTTAAATGAAGGTACTACAATTAAAGTAACTAATCCAGATGGTGAACTAGAAGATTTAGCTTTTACTGACTTACTAGTAGAAGATGCTGAACAACTTGTTAACAGTTATATCTTTCAATTATCAGGTGCTATTGGTTTAGCTAGGAATGGTATTAATACTAACGTAGCAGGTAGTCAGTTTGATAAATTAAAAGGAAAAATAATAAGCGAAGGTGAAGCAAAAGGTTTACCTCAAGATGAAATAAGAAAAGCTGCAGATGCTGCACAGTTTATGTATGATGGTATCACAGGTAGACTTAAGAATAGAGAAGAAGTTCAGAACATAACTGATATGAACGTAGCTGTAAGAGCTTTTAGCTTCTCTGTAAACATGGGTATGTCTGGAATGTCAGCCTTAATGGAACTTACTAATTCTATGTTTGAGTATAGTTTTACAACTATCCTTAAATCTGCACCTGCTTACAAACAACTCTTTGATTTAGCCTCTAAGAATGGTAGATTACCTGATGGTCTTATGAGAGAGTTAGTTGAGACTATGGGAATGGGAAATGAAGTAGCTTTAGGTAAGTGGAATAATGTTACACGTTTTGATACTGAAGATATAGGTACTGTTATTTCTCCTGAACGTGCTAGTTTTAGTAAAAAAGGTTCTACTCTACGACAGGCAGTAGGTCTTGCAGAAAGAGGAGCTTATGGTGCACAGAAACACGTAGCTTATTGGTCTGGTTTAACAGGTGTTACACAGACTTTACGTAGGTTATCTATGATGCATTTTACTAATGAATTTGCATTAGCTGCAAGAAAAGGTAAATTACCTTTCTCTAATATAAAAAGACAACAGCTTGGTATTACTGATGAAATGGGTGATAAAATACTTAAGGTTATGAATAGTAATCTAGTTGAAAAAGCACCTAATGGAAGAGTAACTAAGCTTAACATTGACAAATGGGATGAAGATGTTAGAGAAGCTTTTCGTGCTTATGGGTTTAAAGATGCTAGAACTAATGTACAAGAAACTAACTTAGGGTCTACTAATAGATGGATGAAGTCTAGTCAAGTAGGTAGAACAATGTTTCAGTTTATGAACTTTACTTTAGGTTCTTTAGAGCAACAGACTCAAAGGTTAGGAGTTAGAGGTAACCCTTTTGGAGGAGGTGGTAGAGATGCCTCAGTAGCTAAAATATTAGTTGCAGCTGCTGCTATGGGTGGTCTTATGTATCTTGCTAGAGTACAGCTTAATGCTGCAGGACGTAGTGATGCTGATGAATATATTAAAGAACGTATGAAACCAGCTAACTGGACTATGGGTGCTCTTCAACAGATAGGAGCAGCTTCTATGTTTACTTATATTTATCAAGTAAGTACAGGGGCTATGTCTGGTAATTCTTATGCTATTACTCCTCCTGCTATATCTATAGCACAAAATGCTGCAGGTAGTTTAGCTAATATATGGGAAGGTGATATGACAGAATCTGAATATAGAAAAGCATTAAGAGTCTTACCTTACCAATCTTTATACGGAGCTAGACAAATAATTAACTCAGTTGCAGACTATTTTGCTAACTAAAGCTAAAGTTACAACATTAATAACGAGGAATACATATGCCATTATCATATCAAAATAATACTGGGGATAACAGTACTGATACGTTTAGTATCCCCTTTACATACACTGCAACTAGCGAA